AAGGTGAAGGGTTGGAAGGCGGCTGGTTTGAGACGTTTAGTTTCTACTTGCATATTATACCTCAGTGATTAATGATTGAACAGTTTCAGTGCAGTTGGTACATACGAATTCTGCACTCTTAGTACCGAAAGGACTGTGCGTGACGCTTAATACTTGGACGTCTTCTGAGTTGTATTCTAGATGACAGTCTTCGCAGTGGACAAAGTATAATCTTTTGTACATTTAACTCCTTTGTTTAAAAAGTTCAAAAAGTGACATAAAACGAACAAATTGAATGTTCAGGTTTTCACACACGAAAAATCCCTCAGGACTTCCCTCAAGTCTCGCCTAAATCTCAGCGAAATCATCAAGTTACTGTCCTGAGAGGACTGTCTTACAGTGAATTATAGAATTTTTTAACTTGTTGTTCTACTTCTGCTGCTATTTCCCTCTCTTTATCGATATCCCTGTGCCATTTATCCTCTTGTTGTATGAATTCCCTGTGTTTTGTTATCTGGTAGTGTATACCTGTCTCTACTTTTGTCATAGATGGGAGTTCATCCATGATGTCTACTAGTGCATTCAGCTCTTCCCCTGAGAGATCTAGGGAATATCTACCATAGGCTTGTCTTAGGTATGCCATTTTACTGTCCTTCCACTACTTGATCATAGATTGCTGTGTATTCTATGATGATTCCATTGAGTTCTACCTCATTGACCATGTTTTCGAGTACACTTCTGTTGTCTGACACCGCATATAGCAGTGTTTCCCCTGTTGTGTCTAATGACATGATGACTTTACAGCCAAACTCATGTACTGACTCAACGACTTCTTCTGTTGTACACCCAAAGTCTCTTGCCTTGAGTGGGTTTAAGAGTAAATAACGTGCTTTCATGATGGAATGTCCTTAGGTTTATTAAGCTTCTACGATTTCATTGAACCAGTTGGATGAAGACCAACCAGATGTTACACCGAACTTCACTTGTTTGCCAATTAAGCTACGAGCAATCTTATACTGCTTACGTGCGTGTTCAACATCACGAGTAATCGAGAGTTTACGCACGATATCCTTATCATCTACTGCATAGACGTATCTATTAGATGGGTCTGTGTAGACTGCCATGAGTGTTGATGACTCCATTGTGAATGAAGCAGTTGTTGTGTCGCCTTTAGTGGCAAATCCGAATGTTAAGGTAGTCATATTATTCCTTTGGTAATGACTATGATGCTTTATGCATCACTATTAATGAAATCTTGGTACTTACCCCAAGTGGTCTCTCCGTAAGCCCGAGAAGAGCTGTGATTAGATGTGAACGATGTGAACTGTTACATCATCTGATTTGTATTTGATTAACTCTTTAGCTGACATTACTCTGTCAATTAACTTGTTTGTCTTGTTGCAGTATACTAAGTACATATTAAGCCTCTTCTGTTGCTTCGTTGATTTCAATAATAAGAATAGCGAACTGGATACCTGCTACTACACCTGAAATGATAAGACCGATGACATGCATCCATCCATACATAACCTCATACTGTATCTTATCAACACACCACAACATCAGATGTGACCACAAGAGTATAAGAACAACGTGCATTAACTTAGTCATATTAATCTCCTTGAGCTATGACAAACAGAGCAAGATCGCTCTCACATACCGACAGGCATGTGGCAAAGATCTTAACCAACAATAGTAACGCTTTTATCGTAGTCAGGGCGGTAGTATGTATACACAGCAACATGATCAGGATAGCTAATGCGAGTCTCAGTAGCTGTATGCTCAATATCGTAGCCAAGGTCAGCAGCAAGCTCCTCGTAGTGGACACGAGCAAAGGCACGACGAACAACAAACAAAGTACGAGCAGAAGAAAGAGAAAGGACCACGGAACACCTCCAAAGCAGCGCAGACAAAGGAAGCCGAGACGGGCAGCGCCACGCACCGAGACGGCAGGGAAAACAAGGGGGGCATGAAAACCCAGAGGGGGTACACATAAACAAACAAACAAATTTTTAAACACACACAAAGACATCTACCCCAGACATTCTACCAACGACATCCCCATAGCAAGGAGGGGGTACCCCAAAGACGTATACAAAAGATTACATTTCCAAAAATTATTGGAATTTTTTTATAAGTAAATCAAGGAATACAGGCTCGCAGAGACTGCTTGCTAGTCGGTACATAATAGAGAAACATTTTTATTACATAGGCATATGACAACACAAAACAATTCTGATAAGCTAGAGGCTCTGAGGGAATTAAAAAAGCGTGAGAAATTAAACGCTTACAAAGGCGACTTTGAATTATTCGCCAAAGAACAATTAAAAATCTTACCCAAGGACTCCTCTAAGGGATTTCAATCTTTCGAGTTTAATGAAGCTCAGAGGATTGTGAATGAAGCACTTGAGAAACAACTCAAGGAAACAGGGAGAGTCAGAGCTATTATTTTAAAAGCTCGACAGATGGGATTAAGTACATACACGACAGGTAGGGTATTTTGGAAGAGTTACTTTAATGCTTACAATAAGTCAGTAGTTATGGCGCATGATGCTGCTACTAGTGATGCATTATTTGGTATGTCCAGGAATATCATTTATAACATGTCTGATACATTCAGACCTATGTTAAAGAAGTCAAATGCAAAAGAGATTATGTTTGAGCATAATGATTCAGGGTACAGGCTATACACAGCTGGTGCTCCTGAGGCTGGTAGGGGAACGACTCCTACTATTGCTCATTTATCTGAGGTTGCCTTTTGGGGACATGATGAAAAGATTCTGGCAGGATTATTCCAAGGAATATCCCAGTCAGCAGGTACCGAAGTAATCTTGGAGAGTACTGCTAATGGGGTAGGTAATTCATTTCACAGGTTATGGCAGGGAGCTGTGAAGGGTGAGAATGACTATATCGCTATCTTTGTTCCATGGTACCTGATGACGGAGTACCAGAGGAAAGTCCCTGAAGGATTTGAAAGAACAACAGAAGAAGAAGTATTAGTTACTAGGTATAATTTAAGTGATGATCAGTTATACTGGAGAAGGTTAAAGATTGCAGAGGGTGGTGAGAATAAGTTCAGACAAGAATACCCTGCGACACCTGAGGAAGCATTTATTGTTTCTGGCTCTAACGTATTTAACATTGAGAAGCTGAGTAAGTTAGTTCCTCAACCAATATTAGCCAAGAGAGAGTTTAACTTTGAATCCTCTATGATGGAGGATTTAAGAGATGGGTCTATCGAAATATTTAAGTATCCTACTTTTGAAGATGCCTTTGCTATCGGTGCTGACGTTGCTCTGGGTGTTGGCAAGGATTATTCTACAGCAGTGGTCATTAATGCCCAGAGGGAAGTGTGCGCAGTTTATCGCAGTAATACGATTGATCCTAGTCAGTTTGGTGATTTATTATTTTATCTAGGTAGGTACTACAACAATGCTTTGTTAGCAGTAGAGTCTAACTCTATGGGTATAGCAACATTAAACAGGTTAACCCAAATGGGTTACATGAACATGTACTATCAGACTAAGATGGCGAATGTATCCAAAGAAGAGGGTAGCAGGATTGGCTGGAGAACAACATCAGCGTCTAAACCAGCTATCATTGGATTCTTAAAGAATGCTATTGAACAAGAAGATATATGGATACCTTCTAGGGTTATCATTGGTGAATTAATGAATTATGTAGCAGATGAGTCTGGAAAGACAAATGCTATCATAGGTCAGAATGATGATACAGTTATTGCTTTGGCTATTGCTCTTGAGGTTATCAGGACACACGGGGATAGATTAACAAACACAACGGTACCCTTCTCACAACGTATGGGTAACTTTCAGCAAATAGAAACAACATGGATTTAAAATATTATGGCAACTAAACAAGGATTGTATGACAATATTCATGCTAAACAAAAACGTATAGCTGAAGGTTCTAAAGAGAAAATGCGTAAGCCGGGTACTAAAGGTGCGCCAACAGATAAAAGCTTCAAAGAGTCTGCTAAGACTGCTAAAAAGGTAAAATAATATGGCTGAAAAAGATTCAAGACTAACAAGGGCTGGTGTATCTGGTTTTAATAAACCTAAGAAGACACCTAATCACCCTACTAAAAGCCATGTAGTTGTTGCTAAAGTTGGTGGTAAGATTAAGACTATTCACTTTGGTGCTCAAGGTGCTGTAGGTAGTCCTGACGGTTCCAAGCGTAATGAAGCTTTTAAAGCTCGGCATGCAACCAATATTGCCAAAGGACCATTGTCTGCGGCATATTGGGCTAATAAGGTTAAATGGTAAACATATGTCACAAATTAATATACCCCTCAGGGGCGAAGAAAAAGAACAATTTAAAAAGTTGATTAAGCCCCAACAGGGTGGTCGACTTTTAAATCCACAGGAAAAAATCGGTGATAAAATCCCTAAAGATTTTAATCCCCGAAAGAGTTAGTCCTTGTGTCCTAAGAGAAGTTTACTTCTACTTTGTTGGCTACTAGCAGGGTGATTAAAGAATTAGTAGCACCATACAAGTCTTGTTGTAGACTTTGATTGATTGAATGTACAACCCAAGAAAGGTTTACAATGAGTGATACAAGTAGAGATGTCATCCGCTTTGTGGATA